TATTCTTAAATCTTTTCTAATCCAATGATAGTCAGGATATCCATGAGTTATCATTGGTACATCGTGCATCATACATTCAATACCTGATGTGCTATTTTCTATGATAGCAACCCTTGTTTTAGGTAATACACTATGAATTGATTCATAGCCAGAAAAAACTTGATGGCCGTTATCTTCCCAATCTTTTATTTGTTTATTTATATCTCGTATGATATGTGAAGCTTTACGTATTCTTGGATGTAATTTAATAACTAGATTATCTCTATCTTTTAACTTTTCTACAATTTGACATAGCTTATCCCAATGATTACCAAAGCCAAATCCTTTTACAGTTTCATCTTCTGGCATTTGACCAATAATTAATATATGGTCATCTTTTACATTTTTTGCATCTGGCCATTTAAGCATAATAGAATCATCCCATTTATTTGCTCTACGTTCTACCATGTCTTGAATATTATTCCATTCAGTATTTTGTACTTTACGATATTGATATTCAATTGGTTCGTCAAAAGTTATTTCAGAACTATTTGCATAACCCAAACGACATATTTGAAAGTGTTTACTTGTTGGTGCAGTTGGCTTAAAGATTATAGAATTTTCTGGCATATCAGGTTCTAAATCTCTACAAGTATGATTGTATATATGTAGGTCAGCATCTTCTTCTACTTTTTCATGACCCATCATATCAAGAGCATGCTCAATACAATTTGCAGCATAAGCAAAATTACCATTAAAGGTATATCGATGTTCGTATAATTTATATCGCATTAAACCATTTAGGTATTGGTCTTTTTGTCCATACCATACTGAATCTTTCTTGTTTTGTTTGATAAAAGTTTTTGTAAGATTCTACTGCATTTGTTCCACCTAAATCGTGTACAATACATTCTGGATTTGAACTCATTGCAAGTTTGAATGGAGTCATACCACCGGAGCGATTAATTTTTTTAGGTAGAGTTTTCAATATCTTTCTTAGTTTTGTATCTGTCGAATGAACTTTACCATAACGATAAGTGTATTCGTCACATAGTCCTATAAAATGTTCGTAATGCCAGCTGTAATTACAGCAACTTTCTCTTGTCCAAACTGTTGATGGATGATTGAAATGACATGCCTTGTATAGTATATCTTCTCTTTCATCATTTAGTTTCCAATATTGTAACATTGAACCAGATTTTGAAGGTCGACGTTCCATTACACCGTCTAGCATACGATGCACTGTCGATAGCATTTGAGCAGATTCGACAATCATTTTTACGACATGTTTGTCACACTGCTCTTGAGCTGCAATCACTGGGTCATTATTTAGTATAAAAATGTTCATAATATATATTATACCACAAATCGTGGTAAATGTAAACTGTTATTTGTACTCTCTCATTTCACTAAGCGCATGAGACATATAATCAATCTTTTTTCCCATTTTGTACGCTAATACATGTTTTCCTTTCTTTAGTAATCTTTTTTGATAATATACTGCTTCAGAAATATCTTTCTTAAGTCTTTCAATTTGAACAAACATAGTTTCTCCTATTAAGTTAAAATTAAATTCTATTATCATAATAAAAGTGTTAACCTCCTATTTAACTATCAAATTTGGAAATGCATCACAAACTAATTTCTTTGTGATACCCTTGTATTTCATTTTTTTGTCCTTTGCAGCAATGAGTAATTCTGCTTCTTCAGGATTTAGTGACTCTAATAGATTTAAGAATAAACCTTCTCTTTTAAGAGGTTTCATTCCATTTGCTATTGGACCTTTGAAAAAATATTTGAATTGTGTATATGCTTTATTTAATATTGTATACTCATATCCTTTTGGTGCATCATCTTTTCTAAAAGATGGAGCTCCTGCAGGTAATGCTGGTACAATCGATTCATCATAGTTAATTCTAAGTATGTCGGTAAGACCTGGTGATTTGTTCATTTGTAAGAACTTGATACGTTCTTCTCTTTTTGACAGTGTGCCTGCCTCAGTTAAAACTTCTGATATTAATTTTCTAGCCATTATAAAATTCCTCCACGACTTCAATCAAATTATTACATCTTTTCTTTATTAGATAATTTAATACTTTCATATTTGGCGTTTTTGTTTGCCCGTTAAAATTATTTATAATAGATTCTCTTATACTTTCTGGTATATCTGATAAATCTATTAGCTTTTTATTTCTTTGATAATTACGATATATATCATCAGTCATAACATCTCTTAAGTTATCAGAATGTTCTAACCATTCATCTATTTTCTTTTGTCTTAGTGGTGTTTGATTCTTTTCAGTGATAAATGTATCATCTGCAGATAGTACATTTGGTATACCATCACTACTATCTCCTCTCATAATATGATTAAATAAATATGTTCTAGGATTCTTATCAGTTACAACTTTCTTTTGTATAGGACTAAATTGTTTTACATTCTTAAACTTTTGTAGTTGTATGAAATCTTTATCTGATGATACAATCATAACAGGTTCATCTTGACCAAACTCTTGTGTTTCCATAACAAGTGAAGCAATCACATCATCAGCCTCAATGCCTTCCATATGAATTACTTTATACGGCAAATAATCTCTTATTTCATCTCTTACTGTATGCAATATTCTAAAGATTTCAGTCCAATCCATACTTGAATTGTCTCTACTTTTCTTTCTATTTGCTTTATATTCAGGATAAAAATCTTTTCTCCAGGTATTCATACCATCAGCACATATAATCAATTGACCATATTCGTTTCTATATTTTTTATTATACATACGAATACTATTTAGTATCATATGACGAATCATTTGTTCATCGTTTAGTTTTTGCACTATAATATTGCTTAGTGCTATTTGGCTGTAATCAATCAGTATCATCTTCATCCTCTAGTTTAAAATCAATTTCTAAATCACTATCACTTGGTTCAAACTTATATTCGGCTAATTGATGATTAGCTTCTTCATTTAATAAAATCATTTCTTTTATTTTAATATAAGCATTATCCATAGTTTGATGTAATCCATGTGGTATCTCATACCATCTGTTAAACATTGCATTTAACATATTTACAATAACAAACATATCTCTTGACTCTTGTTTAGTTTCATCTCTGAAATCCATATCCATAAAGTCTTCTGATATTTCACCAGTATTAATAAATTCTTCTAATACTTCTAATAAATAGTGTGAACTATCGACACATGTATCACTTGCTTTATTAAGTAATTCAATGTCTTCTTTTTGTTCTAGTTCCTGTTTAGTCGGAAACTTTAATATTTTTCCCATATATATGTATATTATACCATAGTTTTACTTAAATGTACACATATTTTTTACACTATTTGCACCTATTCTGCAATTAATAATACCATTATAATATTCATCTGATATTAGTACATCTCTATCAAACTGTTCTTTTGCTTCTAAATATGCGCATTCACCTTTGGTTTTGCAAAGGTATAATATTTCTCTATGATAAAAATCTGCTCCATGAACTTGGATTTCTTCTGTTAAATATCTGTTAGAACCATAATAGGTTCTCCAATCAGATTCAACATAAGTGATTTTTCTGCGTTTTCTTGTTTTAGTGATAGGTAATGTTTTTTTAGACCAGAAGAATTTTTTACCAATATACTTTTTATTGGTTCCTCTATGAGTAATACAATAGACAAATCCATGCCATTCATTACCATATCTTTCATATGTAAAAGGTTCGTCAGGAGTAAATTTTATTCCTTGATATATCCAATCATTCATTAAAATCTAACTCGTCAGCGTCATCATCTGTAGGTTCACCACAATGAGGACAAAAATTTATTTTAAGTTCTCTGTCATCTGGTTTTATTACAATTCGTGAATAACAATATTCGCAATCTAAAATCATAACTCTACACTAGTTAATTCTTTTAACTCTGTATATCCACCAATCTTTTGACCATCTAAAATAATTTGTGGAAATGTTCTAGCTCCTGGAAATGTTTCCATTAACTCTTCTCTAGTAAAGTCTTTACCAAATAACTTATATTCATAATCCATTTTCTTTTGTTCACATAATGCTTTTGCCATATCACAATATGGACAATTATCTTTTCCGTATATTTCTATCATAAACTTAATCCTACTAATGTTTTATTATCTACATCTTGTTTTACACCACCAACAACATAAGAACTTATTTCTGTTTCTTGTGGTGCAACTTGTACGTTTCCACCTGATATCCATTTTTCCGTCCAAGGCAATGGATTCATTTGTGGAACTGTGTATGGACAAGGTAAACCTAATGCTCTCATTCTTTTACATCCTATCCATTCAACGTAATTTTCTAATATGGTACCATTTAAACCAATCATTGAACCGTCTTTAAATAGATACCTTGCCCATTCTTTTTCTTGTTCAATAACATCTACAAATAATTGTACGACTATGTCTTCATATTTTTTTGCAATCTTTTCAAAGTCTTTATCTTCTTTAATCAGATTTCTTATCATAACTGTAGTTGCAGCTAGGTGAGTATTTTCATCTCTTGCAATGAACTTAATAATCTTTGCGTTACCTTCCATTTTTTTAAGTTCAGCAAATGCCCATGAACATGCAAATGATACATAGAATCTTATTCCCTCTAATGCATTTGCACTCATCATACACATATATAATGACCTTTTATGGTCCATTTTATTTGTAGCATAATTATTATCTGCAATAAGCTCATCATAATATTTTGATATGTCGGTACCACATTTTGTTATTTCTTTAATATCTAACATTGTATCAAATACTTCAGATGGATTAGGATATATATTCCTAATAATATGAGTGTAGGAACGAGAATGTATCGTTTCAAAAAATGACCATGTTTCAATCCAAGTTTCAACCTCGGGTAACGAACATATAGGTAAGAAAGCAAGGTTCGGGGCCCGACCTTGAACAGAGTCCAATAGTATTTGCCTTTTGAGATTAGATGTGAAGATGTGTTTTTCATGAGCAGTAAGTTCTCCGAAATCTTTTTTATCTTTAGATACATCGACTTCTTCTGGTCTCCAAAAAAAGCCTAATTGTTTATCAGTGATTTTTTCTAATTGTGGATATTTGACTTGGTCGTATCTTGCGATGTCAACTCCTTTATCGAAAAACATATTTCTTAGTAAGTGTGATTTTTTATTTTTTTCCAGTACTGACATCAGGTCTCCATGAAATTGTTGATTTAGTTTCTATTGCATCTTGTGCACATTGTATATATTCTTTGTCTTCTTCTGAAAGTACTGACCAAAATTTACTTATTGTTAAGGTATAGTCATATACAACTTCAGGCCTTTTCATATGATAATCTTGTTCCATCCAATCTTGTAGGATGTCCATTCTTTGATTTATCTTATCTTTTAAATTTTGCATGAATCGCAATCCTCATCTTCTATTATTTCTGTACCATCATATGTATGATGTTCGTCTTCTTTCATTTCACCCGCTCCATCGAAAGTGTTGAAATAGTATAATTGCTTTAATCCATATTTGTATGCTGTGATTAAGTCTGTTATCATCACAGACATTGGCAC